GGTTGTTACTACGTTGCACAAAAGCAATTTGTTTTGGGCTGAATTCGTACGCGATGATGGGTCCATGACAAGATGCAACATTTTCTTCCCACGGAAGGGTGTTGCATGGTTTCCAAAACATGTGTACTATCCTGGTGCAAATATGGAAGGAACCCCTTGTAAGTATTTGGAAGTGACAGTTACGCGTCATTACGAAGATAAACCTGGGGCTCGTTTTAAATTTAAAACAGATATGTCACAAAGTGCCGAAATTGATGAATTGGACATGGTTGCATGCTATGTTCCTAATTGTGTTGATTTGAAAGACAAAACCAAATGGTTACCTCTTTCTTTACCACAAGGGACAGGCATGGCTACCATTATATCACATAACGGCGAGTCTATGGAGACAGAACGAATTTCAGTGACCTTCGAACAAGTGGGTCACACATATAGAGATTTTCAGGGAGGATCCTATAATACAAAACTAGCAAAAGTTGGTGTTTGTATGGCTCCATTGGTTTTGGAGCAAAAAGATCCTTGCATAGTTGGTTTTCACATTGGTGGAAATGCTTCAAAAAATCATGGAGTAATGCAAACTGTGACTCAAGAGATGGCACAAAATCTACTTTCGAAGTTAGAGAATATGCCAGGAGTCATATTATCATCACAAGGTGGTGATATACCAACTGAACAATATGGAAGAACAGTAATAGATAAAGCTTCTATCCATCCCTCATCTCTACCGGCAAGACTTACAAGTAAAGACTATGTCGAAGTACTAGGGAGTACACGTTTGCGATCTAAACAAACGTCCCAAGTAAAACAATCTATGCTCTCAGAAGCAGTAGAAAAGTATTGCGATGTCCCCAACAAGTGGGGAGCTGCTCAATTGCAGCCAAATTGGAAAGCATTTAATGCTACCTTGGAACACATCGTTAATCCTGCTGCTATGTTTGTACCATCAAAACTAGAACACTCACGCCAGGACTGGCTTAAACCTTTATGGAGTGAAATGGATTCTTACATTGAAACGGAAGATTTTCGACCGTTAACTGATAAG